ACTTCCAGGATTTGATCGAACAGAATGCACCTTCACTCTCAGTGGGTGTTGTCAGGTGTTTGACTTTATGAAAAGTTCCGAAATCTTAGCAGAAAATATCATAGTAAAATTTAGAACAGACATTTGGTTCACCGACAGCTCAATAGAAATGCTGTTAGACGCTATTGACAATGTGGTCAATGATACACTTGATGTTGTGTATTTAGGATACGATTTTAGAAATTATTACTCTGAAAAAGGGTTTAAAATAGATGCTGATGCTATAAAAAAAGTTGCTGATTTTGTAGTAGTGGCAAATAAACAAGGACTAACTACTAGAGCCGTTGCATTACAAAAGTGCATTGATGATCGTTCCAAGAACGGGAATGTGTTGTTTAAAAATATAAGAAGTGATACTGCAAGGTCTCTTATGATCAGTTGTCATATGTATTTGGTACGCAAAGAATTTTTAAGTTTTTCGCACTATGATATTTTACACGATTGGGTGCAACAATACAGAATTACAGGAGACGAAATGAATTGGGTCCTGAACAATAAAGATTTGATAAACAAGGAATATTAAATGCCATCAGCATATTATCTACAAAGTGTAGAATTAGGAAAACAGTTCCAACGCAATAATAGCACATGGGGCGGTGATGATTGTAAAAATTATCACAATCAAATTAGAGTGTTGATGGACAAATACCAGGCCAAAACAGTACTAGACTACGGATGCGGCAAAGGCAGACAATACACAAATCTTGTGCCATATGGATTGCCAAGAGATCAAGTTACAGACCCAATGACTTTTCAAACTAGAATCAATGCAGAAACTGTGTATAAGTTTGATCCTTGTGTGGAAGAGTTTGAAACAGAACCTGTAGGACAAACGTTTGATGCAGTTATTTGCACACAAGTGTTGGGCAGTATTCCTGATGTTGATATGCCTTGGTTGTGTGATAAGTTGATGAACTACGCTACAAAATTTGTGTTCGTGGGTTTACACAACCCTTACAAACCGCTTAAAGCCAAAAAAAGAATGTATGATTCTACTCAAGTGACCTATCCTAGAAGCATTGAATGGTATCAAGAACAATTTACCAACTGGTCAGGTCCTGATTTGTATTGGTGGTTTAGAAGCACCGAACACTCAGTCAACAACTGGTATTCTATATCCACTGGGGGTATTAATGAAAATAGGATTTAACTGTAGCAGTTTTGATTTGTTACATGCCGGTCATGTGACCATGCTAAAGATGGAAAAACAACTGTGTGACTATTTGATTGTGGCCTTACAAACTGACCCCACAATTGATCGTCCTGGCATCAAAAATAAACCTGTGCAAAGCACATATGAACGTTATGTACAGTTGCAAGGTTGCAAGTATGTGAATGAAATTTTAGTGTACGATACAGAATTTGATTTGTTACAAATGCTACAAACTCAAACCATACACATTAGATTCCTTAGTGACGAATATATTGACAGGGAGTTTACAGGCAAGCAATGGTGTATAGACAACGGGATAGAGTTACACTATCACCGAAGAGATCATGTGTATAGCTCAAGTGAATTACGTGCTAGAACTGCCAACTTAGAAAACACTAAAGATAATGTTAACGCATTGCCCCAGCATAGCCCTGATTTGTTAAACAAGATAAGGTAAGAATTTTTTGTAGATTAGCCCCTGGCGACTTTCTTCGTCGGTCCAATGACACGCACTGAGATCGTTTAACCATTGAGTCCGATCTGGTAACTCTGGATTGTATATCCGTCCAACTTGTTGATTGGCCACATCCCAGCAAACACTACCGGGATCGTCTACCCATAGCGGAACTCCGTGCAATATTGCGGCCACGCCACTGCTACTGTTGAACACAAACGCACCAACAGCATGTTTTAAATCTTTTAATAATGATCTTGCGGTTGTATTACTAATACTTACATTAGAATTTGTTAATGCTGATACATCAGTAATTTTTCCCGGGTGAGGTCGCAATACAATATGCATATCGGAATGTTCACGTATGGCTCGAATTTTTTCATGAGCCCAAGCAAGTGGATTTACTCCTTTCATGCTCCAACCGCCATCTCTTTGCATCAACAATAAAATGTAATTGCCTTTGATACGCCAATCTGCTAGATTAACATTAATATTTTGAGACAACTGATCCCATCTTGATGAATCAGAATTTTTATTAACATATTCGCTAGTGTCATAAAATACACCATTGATACTGTAACGAAGATATTGACTGGCTGGATCAGCAAATTTAAAACAATTTGCATCAATTGCCATAACATGGTTGCCCAATTGTTTTTGTTGTTGAATTATATGTGCTCGTAATTTTATATTAGGGGTATGTTGCTCGGGGCTTGCCCATCCCAATATTACTGCCAACTTGGATGGAGTGTATATATCCTGTGTTTCGATATGTACTGTGGCACCCTGAGATCGTGCACCATCTGCAAACGCTATCAGGGTGTCAATTTTCCTACTGGGGTTTTGTTTTTGTAATGAACTTAAATAAACAACAACATCAGGTGTTTTCATTTAATATCTTCCATGCGGTACCATCACGCATGTCAACTTCAGTAAATTGACAATATGAAATATGTCTTGCCCAAGCATGAACTTCATCTAATGTTGGCATTTTTAAAGATTCTATTTCACTAACACTATGGCTACACAATGCGGCCGCCGCATTTGGCCCCAGGGTAATAGCAGGCTTGCCCAACAACAATGCTTCACCAGCCGCAATGCTGGAAAACGTGACCAAACAATGCACATCTCTATCCAGGGCCATTTCCATAGTATCATCATTGACTCTAGTGGCACGACCTTGTTTAGTTCTTACTACAACGGGACGATCTGTGTATTTTTTAATTTCTTCTTGTGTTATTGTTAGCCATTCTTCAAGATCAATATTGTAAAGATTCAACAATTTTTGACTTGGGGGTGCAAGCAATATATCGGTGCCGCCCCTAAATTTTCTTAATTTTACTCCAGTGGCTTCAAATCTATCACCTGGTCTATCAACGATGGGTCCAAAATTTTGTACATCATTCTTTGTAATTCTGTGATATAGTTTTTTTCTTCCGTTACCAAAATATCCAGTATCAATATAATAAAAATCTCGGCCGTTGGACTGACAGATTGACATTTCTTTGCGTTTTGTTACACCTCTGAATACTGCTGGGATCATACTAGTACCGTGTTTTTCCCAATTTGATACACATCCGCCTGCTCCCAATGTGAAACTCTGTAAATACGGATCAAACATATGACCTTTCCTTTCAAATTTTGTTTCTGATGTGCCTGGGCCTATTGCCACAACAGCAGAATTATCTAATGTTTTTAATTGTTTGACCAATGTAGTTAATGTAACTTCATAAAGTTTTCCTTTGGGGTCAACACGATATTTTAATATGTCTTGGAATAAAGATTTTATTTCTGAAGGAACTTGGTCAAGCACATGCAGAGGAACTGGTGTAGGTTTGTTTAATATGTCCTTCCAATCTCTATAAGCAGATACCCACTGTGCTCCGTATTCGGTTTTCACATGGTCAGGGAACCAAGGACCACCTTCGGTATAGTGTATGGCTTTGGGCTTGCCATCATCGGGTTCGTGATACCAGTTTACCAACCAATTCCACGAGTGATCAATTCTACCAAGTGTATTGGTCCACTCAAACCTATGCAAAAACTGTGGAGTTTGTGAGTTTACCACATCGGCTGTGAGTGTTTGTGTTTCGGGGTGCGAGCAATTAAACAACATTAGGCTAGACCAATTTTTTCTTGGGTACTGATGTTGTACTTTTCCGTCCATCTTGATTGTGTTAGTAGGGGCATAGTTGTCGTGTTGTACTACCTTCACACTTTCATATGAATTAAAATCTTTAAATAATTCCACCACATCATGTTCAAACAAAAAGTCACAGTCAACAAACAATGCATATCCTTGATATTTGCACAAATGTGGCACTAAAAATCTTGTGAACGTAAATTCAGTGGCACTTTCTTGGTCTATTTCTCTTGTGTAAATTCCTTGCTCACGTATTTTATTTTGTTTTAAAAATGCAACGTGAACCGGACCAGATGCGTGTTTTAAAATGCTATGCTTGCATACTTCAGCAACTTCTGCTTCTCGAGGATCCCAACCAATAAAGACTTTGTATGTCATAATTTTAATTTGCCCACAGTTTCTCTTTCGATATCACTGTGATCAAACTCAGCCCAGTACAGTTCAAATGCCACAGTGTCTTCTACTGCTTCAAATTGATGATATTCACCAGGTGCCACCTTGGTGTATTGCCCAGCAGTCAACACAGTTTCATCTACCAAGTCGTATCCTTTTTTCCACACACGAATAATTAATTTACCCGACTCAACATAGAATCCATTCCACTTGAATTTGTGTTTGTGTTTGGAACATACTCCTCCAGCCACTGTTTTGATCCTGTGAAACTCTAGCACACCATTGGCTTCGAGTAATTCTGTTTGTCCCCAAATTTTTCCTGCCTTCATGCGGGCTTCCTTTCAATATCCTCTTCCACACAGTTTGCACCATATTGTATTTCTATTAATTTTAACGGTTTGTCAGTTTCGTTGCACAACATGTGCCAAGAATCTGTACCGATCCAGATGTGTTCATGTACACCGTAGTTGCCTACTAGGTCGTGATCGCTGGAACTATCCAAGGTGTATACCGCGGCTTCTCCTTCGGCCACAAACCAAAACTCTGCACGTTGGTCATGCCGTTGCATGCTTAGACATGTTTTGGGATTTACTGTGAGTTCTTTTAATTTGGTATTTGGCCCCACTTCGTGCAACACACGATAGTTACCCCAGGCTCGCGGTGTGCGTGGTTTGTTCCACTCTTCCAGTATCCATGAACTGGAATTCATTTTGTTTTCACCACCAACACCAAACACAAACTCTACATCGTCGAATATCATTTCAGGAATGTTATCTCGAGTGCGATCACCACCGTTGGCAAACACAATGTCTGAATTGGGATATTTTAATTTCATGGCACGAATAGCATCACAACTGCTACCGTCATCATC